TTCTCTATTGAGAAAGGTAACCAGGTAACTGATGCTTCCATCTATGGTGAAAGCAAAGCTTTTGCACAATCCGCAGCGTCTGGCGCTGTGGACGCAAAGCCAGAAACCCCCAAATTAATATCAGAAGAAAAACCAAGCGAAGAATCAGTACCATTTTAATAAATAAAAAGGAACTGGAGGGTTCGTGGAAGTTGAGAAATTTAAACTTATATTTGAAGGTTTAGATGTAGCTTATGGTCAGCACCAGCCGAATGGCTCACGTGCTGACGGTAAGCAGCAAGGTAAATCTTATATAGTTAGACAGGAAGTTACAGATGAGCTTTGGCAAAAACATTTGGAGGGAGAGGGTCCGTCTCTTGGTATTATTCCTATTAGGGCTGATAATACTACTAAGTGGGGATGTATTGATATTGATAGTTATCCTTTGGATCATGGTGCTCTATTCAAAAAAATAAAAAAATTAAATATACCTTTGGTATACTGCAAATCTAAAAGTGGTGGTGCCCATTTATTTTTGTTTATGAAAAAAACAATTGCATCAAAATTAATAAGAAATAAATTAACACAGATAGCTGCATTAATAGGTCATTCTACATCAGAAATATTTCCTAAACAATCTAGCATATCATTAGAAAAAGGTGACTTAGGTAACTTTTTAAATTTACCATATTATAATGGCAATAAGTCAGTGCGTTACGCATTAAAAGAAAATGGCACAACAGCGTCTTTAGAAGAATTCTATGAGATTTACAGTAGAAACGTTGTAGATAACATAGATGATGTTGGGGGGAAAAATAGTGAAGAAATTATAAAAGATGGACCACCTTGTTTGCAGGCTCTATGTGGACAAGGTTTTCCTCCTGGTACACGCAATAACGGATTATTTAATATTGGTGTGTATACAAAAAAATTTGATCCAGACAATTGGGAAAGATTATTAGAAGAGTATAATCAAAAATATATGCAACCACCACTAGATCACAAAGAGGTTGCCACAGTTGTAGCACAATTAAATAAAAAAGGTTATCAATACAAATGTAAAGATCAACCTATTAGTTCTTTTTGTAATGTAAATGTTTGCAAGACAAGAAAGCACGGTGTTGGTGCAGAGAATGTATCACAACAGTTAGGATCTTTATCTAAATTAGAAACAGAACCACCTATATGGTTTTTAGAAATACCTACAGATGACAATGAACAAGATCTTAAAATACAATTAACAACAGAAGAATTACAAATACAAACAAAGTTTCAGAAGAGGGTTATGGAAGTATTAACCATGATGCCTCCTTTGATGAAGGCGTCTGATTGGCAACAATTAGTGAATAGTAAGATGCAGAGTGCTCTTAAAATTCCTGTGTCAAATGACGGATCTGTGTCCGGCCAGTTTTTAGCTCACCTCCAGGAGTTCTGTACTGGTCGTGCACAGGGACAAGTAAAAGAAGATATATTATTACGTAAACCTTATACAGAGGCAGGTAAAATATATTTTAGATTACAAGATCTACACGCATATCTTATACGAAATAAGTTTACACACTACAGCAATACAGGTCAAATTATTGCTGAGCTGCGTAAAATAAATGGAGAACATAAATTCTGGAAACTAAAAAACAAAGGAGTTAACACATGGGGTGTACCGTCTTTTGATGAACAAGATTCAGAATACGAAGTGAGGAAACAAGATGCCACACCGTTTTAAATTACCGAAAATAAAAAAAGGAATGCAAAGTGAACAGATAGCCATATTGTATTTAATAGAAAAAGGTTATTTTGTTTTTAAAAATTTATACGGCGTAGGACCTGCAGATCTTATTGCTATTAATGAAAAAGGTGCATTAGAAATATACGATGTAAAGAGTGAGAGTTATCGTAAAACATGGAAACCAGGAACACGTATATGTAGAAAACTAACACAAGAACAAAAGAAATTAAAAATGAAATTTATATTTGTAGACAAGAATGGAGGGTGTCGCATTGCCGGACGTTAATATAATATTAGGACCACCTGGCACAGGTAAAACTGAAAACTTACTGCGGATCGTGGACCAGGAACTTAAAAATGGTACGCCTTCTGATAGAATTGCATTTGTAAGTTTTACAACAAAAGCAACAAATGAAGCACGTGATAGAGCAAAGGTAAAATTTAATTTAACAGACAAAGATTTTCCTTATTTTTGTACGTTGCATGCATTTGGTAAAAGACAGATGGGATTTACAAAAGCAGAGATTATGGACAATAAAGATTACGCAGAGTTTTCTGATAAGTATGGTGTAGATTTAAAAAGAGTTACAACTGACTGGGAAGAGAACGGCGTTGTGTCTACAGATAATAAATATCTAAGAGACATAAATAAATCTAAGATGCAAGATTTAGAATTACAAGATTTTTATAACGCAGCTAATTTAGATTATGCTTGGGAAGAATTGTTGTGGGCTTATCGTTCTTTTGAAGATTATAAACAAACAAATAACAAATTTGATTTTACAGATATGTTGACACAGTTTACACAGTTTGGACACACACCACCTCTTGATGTTGTCATTGTAGATGAAGCACAAGATTTGACAAAGTTACAATGGAGAATGTGTGAAAAGATATGGGCTAATTCTAAAAGAGTATACATAAGTGGCGATGATGATCAGGCAATATTTAGATGGGCTGGTGCTGACATTGAGCATTTAATTAAGATGGATGGCAATATAAGTGTTTTAAATCAATCATATAGAGTCCCTCTTGATGTGCATTTAATAGCAACACAAGTTGTATCAAGAATTAAAAACAGAAGACCTAAAGAGTGGGCACCAAGAGCATATAAAGGAGAAGTTAGATACCATGCATATCCTGGTGCTGTTGATGTTTCTGAAGGTAATTGGTTAGCACTTGCAACATGCAGCTACATGTTAAATGATATTGAAGAAGATTTACGTCACTTAGGATTGCCTTATACAATTTATGGCAAGACACCAATTAAACAAGATTTGTTAAAAGCTATTAGTGCTTGGAAAAGATTAAATCAATTTGAACAATTAAATTACAATGACGTTGCGGCTATTTATGCAAATTTAAAAACAGGTTTTAATATAAAAAGAGGTTACAAAACTTTAAAAACATTAGAGGAGGGTCAAATGTATGATTTAGAATCATTGACAATGCATCATGGATTAATAAATGCTGGTGTGCCTTGGGATGTGGCTTTTACTACAATAGGAGAGAAAGATAAATCGTATGTGATGTCATTAGAAAAACATGGAGGATTAGGTGTAGATCCAAAAATAAATTTAAGTACAATACACATGGCAAAAGGTGGAGAATGTGATAATGTTATGTTGTTGACAGATTTGTCTCGTGCAAATCAAAATGAAATGGAAGTTAGTCCAGATGATACAGACAGAGTTTTTTATGTAGGCGCAACTCGTGCGAAGAAATCACTGCATATTATAAACCCCCAAACAGAGAGAGGATATTTCATATGATAAACAAAGAAGAAATATTAAAGAAGGCAAAAGAGCTTGTCACTGGTGACAGGAACGAAACACATGGAGATGCATTTAAAAATCATGCAGAAATTGCAGAGTTTTGGAATATATTTCTAGACAAAAAATTACAACCAATGGCTAGTATTACAGCTGAAGATGTAGCTTTAATGATGGTGCTATTAAAAGTATCAAGACACACGCAAGGAACTAAAAACAATTTGGATAACTTCATTGACATGTGTGGTTATGCAGCAATAGCAGGAGAAATTAATGAATCAGGATCTTTTTAGAAAAGACGAAGTAAAAGCAGAGTGGTTGCATCCCACAGAAACACCTTCAATGAAAGGTAGAGATGTGGTGGCAATTGACTTGGAAACGTGTGATACAGAGTTAAAAAAGATGGGTCCTGGTTGGCCTAGAAAAATTGGATCTGTTATAGGTATTGCCATATCCAGTGGTGACTTTACTGCTTACTATCCTATAGCGCACGAGGGTGGTGGTAACATGGATAAATCAATTATCGTAGAGTATATTAAAGAAGTGTGTGAGGATGAATCTATACAAAAAGTATTTCATAACGCACAGTATGATATTGGATGGCTATCTACTTTAGGTATAGAAGTAAAAGGTTACATACATGACACTATGATAGCTGCTGCATTATTAAATGAGAATAGATATTCTTTTACATTAAACAG